CATCGGGTCCAACTACCCACGGGGCCGGTGACCTATACGCGAAGAAGCCGAGCGATTGGTACTCGCCCGGCTCTTCTAAGACACCTCCGCCAACCACCTATGGCGTGTCAGTTCCTGACTTCAAGTCTACAGGACTTGCAGGCGATTGCACACTCGTGGCTTTGGCGAGGAAGGCCAAAGTGACTTTACGAGTTGAGGATAGGAAACAGTTCACCGTTGTCGATTCCCGGACTATCAACGACCGCACGTTGTCGTTGCGGGCGAGAGGACTTCTGGTATGGCTATTAGATAAGCCAGATGGGTGGCGGGTGAACTCGCAAGACATCAGCAAGCATTGCCCGGAGGGGCGAGAGGCGATTCGAACAGCAATCGCAGAGTTGGAGCAGGCGGGTTATCTGACTCGGCTGAAATACCAGTTGGCTGACGGCCAGTGGTTTACAGAAACGGTTGTCCGGGAACTTCCTGAGAGCGTTGATTCAACCGACGACCGGAAACCCGTCTCCGGTCCTATTGGTGAGAAAACCGACGACCGGAAACCCGACCTCGGTTTTCCGGGCGCTATTATCAGTACTAAGAGTCAAGACTATAAAGAGACTAATACTTATGTCGATGAAACTCTTTCTTTGCCACCAAGGTCTGAACTCCAACTTGTATCGGTTGGAGAGATAACAAAAAACGCGGGAACGGCAGAGCGGGTTATGGAAGCGTGGGTTGAGGCCACTGGGCGCGCTCCGGGGAAAGTGAAGTTGAATGCGAAACGGCGCGCGGCTGTTGCTGCCCGTTTGCGGGAGGGATACACGGAGGAAGACCTGATTGCTGCGGCACGGGGGATTGCTTTATCTGCGTGGCACATGGGAGATAACCCTGACGGCAAGAAGTTCGACGATCTGCTTGTAGCGATTAGGGACGGGGAGCGGGTTGAGCGGTTCAGGGATATATACGATGCGGGCGGGGAACGAGGAAAGATGTCGGCCACGGATCAGGTGATGGCTCTTTACGCAGAGGAGGGTCGGTGAATCTTGGAGAGGCGGGGCAGGTGGTGCGGCTGTTGGAGTTTGGCTGGTCGCAGAAGTTCCCGCCGGAGATGGCGTTGGTCTATGTGGAGTGCCTGCGTGGTTTGCCGTATAGGGCCACTAGAGCGGGGGTGGAGGCGATGCTGCGGACTGAGGAGTTCCGCCCGTCTGTGGCCGCTGTGTGCAGAGCAGCTACGGGCGCGCCGGACGAGGCGGCTGCGTTGGTTGGCGCTGAACGCTGGTTGGCCTATCGGGAGCAGATGCGTTTCGTGAACGGCTCGGGTTACGTTCCTGTCCGTCCAGACGTTCATACTCTGGTCGTTGAGTCGTGTGCCGGATTATCTGCGGGGATGTTTGGTTGGCAAACACGGTTCAGAGGCTCTTATGAAGTGCGGGTTCAAAATGTGTTGTCCGGGCTGAAGGAGTTAGAAGCATGAAGGAACGTTTGCCGCCATACGACGTCGAAGCTGAGGAGGCGTTGGTTGGGGCGATGATATTAAACAACGACGCTATCGGTGAGGTGTTGCCGCTGTGTTCAGCGGAGGATCTCTACACGCCACGCCTGAAGGCCCTGTATGCGACGATGGCTGGTATGTATGGGCGTGGGGAGCCGGTGGACGCTACGACGCTCTCCGGCGCGCTGACGCTCGCTGAGGGCGAGGGTGCCTATGGCGGGGCGGCGGCGATTATGACCCTCGTCGCTAACGCGGGTTTCGTATCAAACGTCACGGCTTACGCGACGCGAGTTGTGAAATGCGCTGCGTACAGGAAACTGATTAGCGCGTGCAAAGACATTGGCGAGCGGGCATTCGACCAAGACGGCGACCCTTCCGAGCTTGGCGACATATTGAATGCGGCGGTGCTGGACATCCACAAGTCGGATGTGGTGGAAGTCCCCGGCGACGTTTGGACGATTGACGGGTTCCTAGATCGGCCCATTTCCGAGCGCCCGGCGTGGGTGATTCCCGGCTTGATGCGGGTTGGTTGGCGGGTGATGGTTGTAGCTCAGGAGGGGATTGGTAAGACGGTCCTGTTGAGGCAGTTAGGAATTGCGGCGGCGCAGGGTATCCACCCGCTCCGCTTCACGCCTATCCCACCGTGCCGGACGCTGATCGTCGATCTTGAAAACCCAGACGATTCGATTATCGATGTGTGCAACCCGATCCGTACTCAGGTGCTTTCTTCGACGAGCAAAGAATACGATGCTGACCGGGCGTGGCTGTGGCACCGTCCGGGCGGGGTGAACCTGCGGTCAAGGCGTGATCGTTCAGAGCTGGAAGCGGTGATCGCTCATGTGCGTCCCACGCTGGTTTGCTTAGGACCGATCTATAAAGCCTATCGGGTAGAGGCTCGGGAATCCGATGAGCAAGCGTCCGCTGAAGTGATGTCTGTGTTTGACGACCTGCGTACCCGCTACGGGTTTGGTTTAATACTTGAACACCACGCGCCAAAGGGATCTGGCGGGACACGAGATTTGATGCCTTACGGTTCGAGCCTGTGGTTACGGTGGCCTGAGATCGGGTTGAAACTTGAATCCACTTCTGACGGCAACGAGGTTATGGAGGTTGGCCGGTGGCGGGGGGACAGGCTGGAAAACGATTGGCCGGATGTTATTGAACGCTCCAGCCCTTGGCCGTGGAAGGGTGTTTGGCAACTAGAGTCTGGTTGGCAACAACCGAGAGATCGTTGGGACGAGGAGGTTCCGTACTGATGGACTCTGAACAACAGGCAAGGATGAGACTATGTATCACGGGAGAGATTGGGACTATGAAATTCAGTCAAAGGTGTTTGACGAGATGACCCGTGATCTGAACCGCCCGACTGCGACTCCTCGCCGCAAGAAACCTGCACCCGCTGGGGCCGTTGTCGCCGTGACGTTCTTTACTGTTGCTGCTACTTGGTTGTTTGTTATCGCTCTGTTGATGCCGTGTGTCTGGTTGTTGTGGACTGCCGCTAAGTGGATGTTTAGTTTCTGATGCCGTGGGATGTGGTGGCTGAGGATGAGGGTTGCCCGGTGTCTACCCCGTGGGGTGTTCGTTTAGAGACAGGTCGGTTGTTGTCGTGTCATGGGTCGAAGCGTGAAGCGTTAGCTCAGGTGGCTGCGTTGCACGCTAATGAAAACCTTCAGGGCCGTTTGTCTGGCGCTGCGCTATCGGCGCTCGCTGCTTATGTTTCGCTTGCCGATCTGGACTTGAAGCCTACGGACGCGATGGTTGCTGAAGCGGAGCGTGGCTTGGCTTGGCGGGATGAGTTCAAGCGTGGTGGCGGGGCGGTCGGTGTTGCGCGCGCTCGTGATATTGCGAATCGGGTGCGGCTGTCGCCGGAGACGGTTCAGCGGATGGCTTCGTATTTCGCGCGCCACGAGATTGATAAAGAGGGGCAGGGGTTCAACCGTGGCGAGGATGGGTATCCGTCGGCGGGGCGTATCGCTTGGGCGTTGTGGGGTGGCGATCCCGGTAAGAGCTGGGCTGACGCTCGGGTTGTTCAAATTAGAAATATAAAAGAAACCTGAGAAAGATTCCAAATAGACTTGATAGCTGTAGGACCACCAACTACAGTAACAGACACATAGGAACGCAAGCCCGGTTTGGTCGGGGGTTGAGCATCAAGAAGCTCCCCCTTACGCACCGGGCTTCTTCCATTTCACGGGGCCACTGGTAAAGGACCAGAGGCGTACCTCTGGCCCTTTGTAGTTCAGTGGCCCTTCAACCTCTTAGCCCGTAGCGCCGCCCGCCGCTGCTCACGGTTTGGCTTCAAACGCTCTGGGCTATTCCTGCGCAACAGTTCCGTGGCCGCTTTATAAACATCGGCCATCGCGTCGCTCCCCGGACCCTCAACCTCTACTTGAGGTTCAGGCTCGCTACGAGTCAAGAGAAGCGAGGGCGGCGGCGATCCGGTCGGCCACGGTTGGCTCGGCTGCTGCTGGCTCGGTTGCTGGCACTACTTCGTCAAGCGCCTCAAAGTCATCCGTGGCAAGAGCGATGTCACGGTCTGCCTGCTCGGAGGAAACTACTGGAGCGGTTGGGGCCACTGGTGCGGCGGGCGTGTCAGCAACCTTCAGCGGTTTAGGTTCTACCACCGGGGCTTCTTCTAGCCGCATTACAAGGGATCGAAGTATCCCTGATCGCGATTCCCCTTTGGCCGCTGCCCAACCGTCAAGCCGGTCGATCTGCGAAGGTGAAAGGCTGAAGCTGTACGTCTTCAGTTTCTCATCGGTCTTGAGCGGTCGCCCGGTTTTACGCTGGGCGATTGGTTCTGTTTCTGTGTTTGGTTCCATGCGCCAACCATAACATTTCATATGGACGCAAATATGAAAGTGCTGTGGGAAATCTTCGGACCCCGGCCCGACCCGGACTTCACACTGGTTTGGCTGCGTCTGTAATCCCTTGGACGATAAGAGCAGCAACCTGAATCGCGTCTTCTGGTTTGACTAAGAAATGGATCGTGTGGTGACCGGACGAATTCTTTGCAAGTATTTCAAAGGCCAGATATGTCGACACGCCATCGTCGTCAATTGAAGCAACATGCCCAATAGCAATTTCTTCTAAACGGGGCGGATCGGATTCAAGCCACTCGGGTTCATAGTCTTCTTCGTACACGGGATGCAGGATAGTTGGCGGCTTAGACGTTTACGGTCTATCTGGAAAGATAACCTGCGGGTGTGAAACGTTCAGGGTTGAAATCACGGTCAGCGAAGCGGCAGCGGTTAATGGCCACTGATCGGATTCCGCGAATCGAAGCGTTGGTTGACGCAGGCGTTGGATGTTTGATCTGCCCAATGTTTGAGGAGGCGGGTTTGGAGATCCGTTGTGCTGGTCGGATTCAGGGATTGCACGAGCGTAGGAAACGGTCGGCGGGTGGGAGTCTGGTCAATCCTGAGAACCTGATACCGGCGTGCAATTGGTCTAACGGTTTTGTTGAGGATCAACCGGCGCTGATTCGTGACCTGTTTGGTCAGGCATTGGTTGTCCGGGAAGGCGACGAAGATTGGGAGCGGCTCGGTGCGCGCAATGACCGCTGACCAAGTTTGGTTTGACGTGAAACGTAAAGGGCCACGGAGTTGGTCGTGGTCTGTTTGGCAGGGTGCGCGAATCGTGAAGTCCGGTCGCTGCCCTGCTCACGGGATTGCTTTTATGGTTGGCGGCATTTCTGCTTCCCGGACAAGGGCGGATACGTTTTGGGATTCGAGACGGTGAGATTTCATATTGCCCCTGACTCTCTTGAGGCGGCTGTTATCGAAGCTGCTCAGGAAGGCCACGGGTTGATACTCGCGATGAGTAGCGTGTATCTGTTCGGTGTTGAGGGGATGCCAGTTGGCAAGGTTGCGGGTTTGTGGAATGTCGAATTTACGGAGGAGCAGGTGTGGGAGATGTTAGAAAATAGAGCGGTCGGGGTGAAGCCGTGAGCGCGCGTCTTACTCCAAAGGAGCAGGCGCTCCGGTTAGTGACGGAGCGTGAATTGCAAAGTCGGTTGATGGCGTTTGCCCGGTTGTACGGGTGGCGGGTCGCGCACTTTCATGATTCGAGACGGCAGGTAAAGCCGGGGGTGTTTGTTGGCGACGCTGACGCTAAGGGGTTTCCTGATCTCGCGTTGGTGCATCCGAGGTTTGGATTTGCGTGTTTGGAGTTGAAGAAAGAGCTGGGGAAGTTGTCGCCGGAGCAGATCGATTGGTTGGATGATTTGGTGCGGGCTGGTGTTCCTGCGTTGGTGGTGCGCCCGTCGCGTGAGCTTGAGGTTTGCGGGTGGTTGTCGCGTGGGTTTCCTGCGGTGGGTGTTGTTGCGGGGCTGCGTTAACGTGAAAGCTATTTGAGAAAGATTCCAACTGGTGTCGCATAGTGTCCTACAGGGCTGCTACAGTATGGGCATGGACAACATTGAACGCACAGCAGTATGGAGCTACAACGAGCGAGACGTAGCTTGGCTGCTTCACAAAGGTTGGCGAACGGAAGTCATCACTTGCGACGGCACGCTCGTAGAGGTTTGGATCGCACCCCCAATCGAAGAGGCCACGGCCAACGAGCAGGCCTAATAAATAAATAAGAAATCTTACGGTTTGGCTTGCAAGCCGTAGGACGACGAGCTACAGTTATTACACAACGAACAAGGAGAACAGCAAGATGGAATACGCACTGAACACCGAGACAAGAATGAACCCAAGCAACCCATCAGCGGCGACGTACTACGACGAGCGGGTTTGCATCTACGTCATCGACGTAACCCGCGACCCAGCACGGCCAAGCCTGCGGGTATACACGAGCTACGGCAGCGCCACCCACGCCGTAGGCGACAGGCTGGACATGCGCTCCAGCCTCCAGCCAAACCGCAGCCTCTGCGGATACCGAGGAGCGACCGTAGTAGCGGTCATCGACACCGACGGCACCACTACCGGCACCCTTCCAACCCGAGGCCTTCCCCACTGGGTTGCCAAGTAACACCCACAACAAACAAGGAGCAAAGCATGACTACCCACTACGCATACAACACGCAAGAGAAGATCAACCCGACAGGCGAACGCGCTGCACGCGAAACACAAGCTCGTTCAACCATCTACATCATCAACGTCAGCAAAGACTTTGTTCATGCACCGAAGTCTGTCGATGGTATTCGCAGAGGACGCGGAAGCTTTGCTACGCAAAAGCTGCGTGTCTATGTTCAATACGGCTCGGCAGAAATGCGTGTCGGCTGGAGATTCGCAGTTCGTTCGTCGCTCAATCACCGCATCTTGTGTTCTGCTCAGGGAGCAGAAGTAGTAGGGGTCATCGACACCGACGGCACCGTCTCCGGTGAGATTCCTAACCGCATGCTGCCTTGGTGGGTTGCCAAGTGAGTTACCTGATGCCGAAGACGGGCGAGCGGTTTGAGTACGCCGGGGAAACCCACACGCTTGCCAGATGCCGGATGGTCGACGGCAGGTTCGTTTATGACTTGACCAGCAACCGCACCGGGCGCATCGTCCTTGGTGTGAAGATCGAAGACTTTGGAAAGGAAGCCTGATGGGGATTTCAATATCGGTGTCATGCGAGACCGCGCAGGAATGGAACGCGCTTGAGTCAGAGGGTTTCTACTCCGCTGACATGGGGTACTCCTCATGGGCCAACGTGCTGGAGTGCTTCAACTTGACCGTCGAAGATCAGGTCGTGGGTTCGCTCCCTGCTGAAGCGTTTCTTGATAGCGGCGTTGACCCGCTTGCTCAAGCAGGCCGCTACGAATCGACTTGGGTTGTTGGAGGCGGGTGGCAGAACGTGACAGCGCGTAGAGTTGCGGACGTGATCAGGGTTGCTACTGTGGCCCGCCAACTAAGAAGGGAAGTCGTGTGGGCTTAGAACCGGTAGAAGGTTCAATCGAACAGGCGCTCTATAACTGGAATGGTTATGGGGCGTACATTGTTCTGACCGCCAAAGACTACGAGCGGGTCGTTGCGAAACTGACTGAGCTGGAGTTGCTGGAGCCGGTGCTTGGAATGGACATGGTGGTCCTGCCCTGTTTTCTTGACATTCCTGACTACGATGATGCGGATGGATCGCAGGGAGATACCTGATCGCAGGCATCTCCCTGACCGCAGACAGTTTCCTCGCAATACAACTGATCGAAGGAAGGCACGCAGACGCATGGAAGTTTTCACCTATTGGGGCCACGTTCTTGCTTACGCTGACTTCGAGTACAACACAACTCGTTTGAACGAGCGGGCGGTTGAGATTCCTATTGTTCGCCACTGGTTGAAAACTGGGTCGATCCTTGAGGTTGGCAACGTACTCGGCCATTACCCTGAAGCACCTGAACGCGCTGTCGTAGATCGCTGGGAGCAAGCGCCGGGCGTGGAGAACATTGACGTATTCGATGTGGCTGGTTCGTGGGATCAGATATTTTCTATCTCAACGCTGGAGCATGTTCGTTGGGACGAGAAACCTCGTGAGCCGGGCGGGTCGGTTGCGGCGATACATCATCTCCGCTCTGTGCTTGCACCGGGCGGGCGGCTACTCGTGACTGTCCCTACGGGGTGCAACCCGCCTTTGGACGAGTGGCTTGCTGCGGGCGAGACGGGCGTTGATCGTGCTTGCACGTTGGTCAGGGATGGAGCGCATTGGCGGCAAACCTCTGAGGTTCAGATTCTCCCCTATGGGCAAGCAGCAGGCTGGGCTGAGTCTGTTTGGGTTGGCGAGTGGAGCGCGTAAGCGATCATGTGAATGTGGTTGTTACCGGACCGGCGGGGTCGGCAACCCGGTTTGTGTCTAGGTGGTTGGAAGCGAATCCTGCGGTGGTGGCCCGGCATTGGTCGATGCCGTCCGGGGATAAGTGGATGTCGCATTGGCCGACGGACTTTGACTTTGACGGGGAGTGGCCGGAGGCGGTTGTTCTGGTGTTGAGGTCTTTCGAGTCAACGATTGGTTCGCAGGTGGATCGTGGTATTGCTTCTTGTCGTGAGGAGGCTGAAGCGAATATTGTGCAGGCGCAGATGCGGGTGTTGACTTGGTCGGTTGCTCGTGGCATCCCCTTGTACCCGTTGATCTATGAGGAAATCTTGGTGGCTCCGGCGAGCTTTGCGGCGTTGTTTCGTTGGTTGGATGTGGAGCCGGTGGAGTGTCCCGAGCCGGTGGTTGACGGCAATGTGAAGCATCGGGTGGTTGAAAAGAAATCTTGTTATTTGTTTGGCCGTGACTTGAATCTGTAGACTGACGTGCTACAGTAACGGCATGGACACCACCACAACAACCACCCGCCGCACCGCTAACAGCGGGCGGACCATCGCCGCACAGACCTCTGGCGCTTGCGGCTACTGCGGTTGCATCCGGGTCATCCCCGCACACCGCGCCGATACGCTGGCACCCCGCGCGGTGGTGACCTGCGGCCACGGTTCCTGAACCAAGGCCGCAGGCACGCCGCTAGTAGCGGACGGGCCTACACCTATAGCCCCCCAACTAACACGGTCCCGGTCCGGGCTGGGGAGTACAGTTAGCCCATGCCTCGCGCTTCAAGATGGAACCAACAGACCGCCGCCGAGTTTGCGATGATCGCGCCGCAACCAAATATTGCATCGGTGTCTTCGGCGGCGCTGTCACGAATTGACGCTTGGACCGTCCCTGCTCGTAAAGGCCACGAGTGGCAGCGGGATGCGTTTTCGTTTAACGAGTTGATTGGCGAGATCGGCTACCTCAACAATTTGGTTGCGAATCTGGTTTCGACTTGTGAGCTTCGCGTGGTGGAAAGCAAAATCGGGGTTGACGGTTTGGAGATGGACGAGTCAACTGACCCTCGTGCCGTTCGCGTTATGGAAGCGTTTACCGGACCGCAGGGCGGGCAGAAAGAACTGAAACGCCGAGCGGCAATGCATTTGCAAATAGCTGGTGAGAGTTATCTGTTGGGGACACCGCTCAAAGATAAGTTTGACCGGGCCGCAGGGTTCTTGTGGGAGTTCTTGTCCACCGAGGAGATCCGTGTCACCGCAGGTCAGGGCGGGCAACGGATCAAACGAAACGCCAGCGGGCTATCCGATGGCGACGCAGGCTTCGTTGATGTTGAAGCGTTTATCGCACGGCTGTGGCGACCGGACCCGAGGTATTCTTTGCGGGCTGATTCACCGATGAAACGTGTGTTGCCGATCTGCCGTGAACTAGTTGTCCTATCGGAGGTCGTTGATTCAATCGCTAAGTCGCGGCTCTCGTCTGGCATGTTGTTTATCCCAGAGGAGATGAGCTTTGGTCCTATCAACGAGACTGAAGCGCCAAACGACTCCGATGACTTTGACGAGTTCATTGGGACGCTCGTGGAACATATGTCTGCTCCGGTTAGGGATCGTACCTCTGCGGCTGGGTTGGTCCCGCTAGTTGTTCGTGGCGCTGCGGAGTACGGCGACAAGATCAGGCTCGTTCAGTTGGCGCAGGATTTGGATTCGACGTTCCACGACCTCCGCATGGAGTTGTTGGATCGGCTGGCTAAAGGGTTGGACGCGCCGCCGGAGATCATTGGTGGCAAGGCGGGGTTGAACCACTGGTCTAGCTACAACGTCGATGCCGACCTAATTGGTAAGCATGTGAATCCGGTTGGCGAGATGATCGCAGAGTTCATAACGGTCGCGTACCTGCGTCCGATGCTCGCAGAGTTCGAACATGTATCTGACGAGGACGTTCAACGGTTTGAGTTGGTCTTCGATTCACGGGTGTTGACCGCCCGGCAGGATGAGGGTCCAGCGGCCACTGGCGCGTGGGACCGCTTGGCCCTTTCTGACGTTTCGTATTTGCGGGCCAACGGGTTTCAGTTAGAGGACTACCCGTCTGAGGATGAGCGGCGGCGGCGCACGCTAGAAAAAGTTTTGATGGCCGACCCCGGAACTTATGGGCCACTGCTCCTCCCCGAGCTATACCCCGAGCTGGGCTACCTGTTCGCTGGCGTAGCGCCTACTCCATCCTCTAGTCCCGCACAGGCCGCTCCTGTGGCCGCTGTTCCCCCCGACCCGGCGGCAGCGATGCTTCCACCGGCGGAACCATCCGTGGCCCCGTCTGCGGGGACAGAGCCGTCTGTGGCGGCAACGGGTGACCTAGTAGACAAGTTGACCGGGGCGGCGGACGTGGCCCTTGTGAAAGCGCTTGGAGCGGGGCAGGAAACAGGCGGCTGGGAAGAGTTCAAAGCGGTGGCAGGCGTGTTCGTTTCCGATTGGTTATTGGCGACGGGCTTTGAGCCGGTAATGGCTGCGACGGTTACGGAGAACGTTTTGGATTCCGTTATGCTCTCTCTGGATTCCTTTACACATCAAGTTTCTGTGCAGGGTGGGGTTTTGGAAGTTCCGCAAGAGGTGGTGTTGATTCCATTGCGGCGCGCGTTAGCGACGTTTGCAAATATGGAAACGGCAAGCTGATGGCAACTCGCAAAGTTCAGCTACCGGCTAGGAACCAGAATCTCACTCGGCTGAGATTGCGGCAGGCTACAAGCGAAGCCTTTGATGCTTCACGGTCAAAGTTGCGGGCGGCGGTGATGGCTTCAGAGCCGGGGGTTTACTCGGCGGCGGAGCTATGGGATGACTCGTGGTGGGTTGAGGCCACGGATAAGTTCGTGGCCCCGGTCTTGTGGGATGCGTATATGCGGGCGGCGTTTCTAACGTTGCCTCCCGATACAAAGACTGTCCCGCCGTGGGTGCTGTGGTCTGCGGAGACTTCGTGGCGCGCGCAAGTCAACAGGGTTCGGCATCTTGCTGTCACGGTTGGCAAGCGGGTTGCTGTTCTAGCGGATACCGGACAGGGCGAAACCCGTGGGTGGATGTTGGAGCAGCTTGGACTTGTAGCGGCGGCTGGACCTTTGTCTGCGGGTATCGAAGATGGTGTGGTTTTGACGGAGGGCGACGCAGCGGATCAAGGCGGGCTGTCTGCGGGTGCGGAGTTGCAGCAGGGGTTTAAGACTTGGGTTGCGGCTGGCGCTAATACCAGACCTACTCATCTGGATGCTGACGGGCAGGTCGTTGGCTTTGACGAGATGTTTATGGTTGGCGGCGAGGAGTGCGAATTCCCCGGCGACCCTGCGTTGTCGGATGCTGAAGCTATTAACTGCCAGTGTGAAACCGATTACGAGATGGAAGATCCAAGGGCCACGGTCCTTGGTGAGGATTGGTCGGTGGTTGCGGCGGCAGCGGAGGACGGTGCGGTTGGTTCAGCGGTACTTGAATCTGGCGGGCAGCAAGTTCTTGATGCTTTGGCAAATGGCGAACTGAGACCGTTAAGCAATTTTGCTGACAGAGAACTAAGGGCGGCGTGGAAATCTGAACTGGGTTTGCCCAAAGACGTTCGTTTCGTGCCTACAGCTCCTGTTAGAGGTATTGAGGTTGCAGCCACTCGGGTTCAGGCGGCGGTCGACGAAGTCATTAGTACGGTTGAAGGACTTCACGGTGTCCCTGCTGGTACTCCAGACGTCACGTTTCATGTTTTAACTGGTGAAGGGCAGGGCAATTTTGTCCGTTTACTTGATAACGAAACTGGCGACTTGTTGAGCTACATTTCGATTAAAGATGGGGCCACAAATCTGAACACGGTTGCTCACGAGATTGGGCATTATATGGACTGGGGAGATATTGGAACAGCGCCCGGCGGCTACGGCACCGGAGTCTGGAGCGCTGAAGCAGGGCTGTCTGGTGCGAGCGCTGAAATGGCTGGGGTCTTGGAGGCGCTGTACGCAACACCTGAAATTGAATCGCTGATTGCTTTGCGGGCGGCGGCGATTGATCAGGGTTCGTTTATCTATGACGGGTTCAGGATGAGAGGCGCGGCAATAACCGCGCATACGGATTACCTGTTGAAGCCGGTCGAAGTCTTCGCAAGGGCTTATGCACAATTTGTAGCGGTTGAAAGTGGCAACGTCGCGATGCTTGCAGAGCTGGCTCTGATGCAGACTCCAGAGATTGCAGCCATTTCATATGTGTGGAGCGATGCGGCGTTTGGCCCAGTACGCGAAGCGATCCGTAAAGCTTTACGTCTATCTGGTGTGGCATAATTTTTCTATGCCTGATATGCCGCCGATGCCGCCGATAGACGTTGTGGATTTCGATGACCTGACTTCGGCGGAGCAGGAAGCGGCGTTGGACCGTTTGTTTGGAACGTCTGGTGTTGCGATGTTGGGGCGAGAGGTGTTCTTGGGTTTGTCGGACGGGGACGCTGAGTTGGAGATCGAGATATAGAATCGAAGAAGCCCCCCGTTGCCGGAGGGCTTCTTTGCAGGTGTGGAGGCGGTCGCAGTGTTGTTTGCTGCTGCGGTGGTTGCTTATCGTCCTGCTCTGTATCGCCGGTGTTTGGGGCGGTCGCTGCGATGTTCTGCTGCGGTGGTTGCTTGCCGTTCCTGCGGTACAAGGTCTACTGTAGCACACGCTTCTACAGGAGCAAGCCAATTAGGAAAGATTTCTGAGATTTCTTTTTGGCCCCAATTCCAGCCCCTGCAATTTGCTATCAACTAACCCATCCGAGACTTGGGTTTCTTCATAGTAAGGTCAGGCCACCCGCAACTAGCGCACCCGCCGTGTTACTCTCGGAGTCCATATGAGCTTCCAAGTCGTACCCGATAGCCCGTACTGCCCGCTCCCAACAGGGGGCTTCGCAGTGGCCGTTGTATCCGCCGCAGAGGACGGGACGATCATTCACGACTCGTGCCACCTAACTACTGCCGAAGCAGAGGCGTGGATCGGACAGATGGATAACCCCGATGTCGACTTGACTGCCGAGGCGTTGCCGCCGGAGGTTCCAGAGGTCGCGACAAACAGCACGACCCCGACAGGGTTTGTAAACCGGGAAGCGATGCTCACCGCGATGCTTGCCGGAGCAATGTCAGAGTTACAGGAATCGGTTACCGCTCCCGTGGTCACCGCTGAGATGGAGGTTGAAGCAGTGAGCGAAACAGTAGAAACAGAATCGTTTGATATGCACGAGGGTGAACTAGAAGACGACCTCCTTGGGACGGAAGCGCTTGAGCCGGTCGAACTTGAAGAAGGCGAGATCGTTGTCACCGATGGCGACATGTCTGGCATTACCGATGACGAGTTGATGGCCGAGCTTGCACGCCGCTGGGCTGAAACAACAGTCGCTGGTCTGTCCCCCGATGATGCTATTGAGGAGCCGGTTACTGTTGCTGCTGCTGAGGACGCTGAAGCATTCGGCAATCCGGTCATTGAAGTCGAACTTGAAGTGACACAGGTCGAAGCCGAGATTGAAATTGGTGGGTCTGAAGAAAAGGGCTGCTACGCCAAAGACCACGGCGAAGGTTGCATGTGCGGCGGCGGCATGGAAGACGAAGAGGAAGACAAGATCGTTGTTACGATCCCTGCCGGTTCTTCTATCGTTGTCGAAGCTGAGTCAGAGGAAGGCGACGACTATGAACACGGTTATAAAGATGAGCATGGCGGCGAGGCGATGATGGCCGCTGACGGCACAACGCTTGCCGAGGAACCAGAGATGGTCCAAGCACCCGTTACGCTTTACGACTGGGAAGGCGTGCTGATCGTTGAAGGGATCGCTTCAGGCGATGGCCGCAAGATCGCTGAGAACGCTTTAACATGGCGTGAACTGCCGTTGCCACTAATGCTTCAAACAGCAAATGCTTCCGGCCACGACGGAGCAGTGATCGCAGGGTCGATTCACGAGATCGAACGGCAGGGCCAGAACATCGTTGGCCGTGGCTTCTTCGATTCAGGCTCCGCTGGTATTGAAGCGCACCGCCTACTCAAAGAAGGAACGATGCGCGGCGTGTCTGCCGACATCGATTCCGTGATGGTTGAGTTCTTGACCGCAGACGGTTCAGCAATCAGCGCCGAAGATATGTTGTTCGGCGGCGTTGACGCACTCGAAGTTCTTGTCGCCGGGCGCATGATGGGCGCGACCCTCACACCGTTCCCCGCCTTCCAAGAGGCATTCGTTACCGTCCTGAGCGGAGACGACGTACAGGTCGACGAGACCCTCGTCGCTTCAGGCGCTACGGCAGCGGGCGACGTATGGCGGGTGCCTTCACCTCTAGGCGTGTGGCTGTCCGGGCAGGGCAACGCAGAGGACGGGCTTGCCGCTCTAGTGGCCTCTGCTGCCGCTTCGGTTGAGGTTCCTACTAACCCTCCGATGGATTGGTTCCTCCCCGGCAACATGACGGGCATTGAGCCTTTCACGGTTCACCCCGATGGGCGCTGCTACGGGCTAGTCGCTGCGTGGGGTTCTTGCCACATCGGGTTTGCTGATCGGTGCGTCCCGGTTCCAAAGTCAGGTTGCGCGTATAAGCACTTCCGTAACAAGAACGTGCTGACCGCTGAAGGCACGCTCGTGGCCACAGGGCCTATCTACATGGACACGGTTCACCCTAACCTCCGTCTGGTCGCTTCCGATTCCCAAGCGTTCTACGCAGACACGGGTTGCGGCGTGGCCGATGTCGCGCTCTACGAGAACGAGTTCGGCATCGTAGCTGCCGGTGCGTTGCGTCCCGGTTTGTCTGCGGAGCAGGTCCGCAAGTTCCGTGGCTCGGATGTTTCCCCGGACTGGCGGCAGTTGGGTGGCAGGCTCGAAGTTGTTGGCCTCCTCTCCGTAAACGTTTCTGGCTTTATCGTCGAAGGGCTGGTCGCTTCAGGCGCTGAGGTTTCTGCGCCACGAGGCGTGTGGGATTCTGTGGCTGGTGAAGTCACCGCTCTGGTAGCGGCGGGCATGATCCACACTGCCGATACTGAGCGGTCCGATCTGCGGCGAGAGCTGGATTCGATCCGGGTTGAGCTTGCCGAGTTCCGGGATGCGCTCCGCCCGGTCCGGGCTGCTGCGGCGGCTGCGAAGTTCGCTGCTCTTTCCCCTGCTGGTGACGTTGAGTCGGGTTGCTCCTGCGGCACAGGCCACTAGCTGTTGGGCAGGTCGGGTGGGCATCTGGGGTGTCCACCCGACCGTGTACTCTGCGAGTATGAACGAGCAGATTGGTTTGGATTGGGAGGCTGCTAATAAAGCGGCCACGGCAGGGATCGATAGAGCGGACGGGAACGCTCTCGAAGAGTGGAAGTCTCTAGCGGACGATTACATTTTCCGGTTGGCAAAGCGCTCACTGGAATTTACGTCTGAGGATGTTTGGCATATGGGTTTGCCTGCTAATCCGACGGGCGCTAATAGTGCGCTTGGCGCGAGGTTCAGGTCGGCGGCGGCGGCGGGGATCATTTGCAACTCTGGTCGCAAGTTGAACACGCTGGCTAACGGGAAACATGGGTCGGCCACGGTGGTCTGGTCGTCTTTGGTTTGCGAGATCCATCCGGTTAAAGAAAGCCGCTCTGAGGTTGAGGAACTACGCGCTGCTCTAGCGGTGATGTATGGGTTGGCTCGGATGAACACTGAGCCGCCGTCCCGTTGGGCGGTGCCGGGTACGCGAGGCGGGGATGTGATGTCTGTTCATAGCAGGGTTGCCCGGTTGTTGGGTTTGCCGAACCCGTGGAACCACGACCCCGATAAGGACGTCATATTTTCTAGTCGTGTTAAGCGTTTGGTTTCGAAGGTTGTCTAGGTGCGCTGATCGTGGATGCGGGGTGGTCCTATCGCACGAGACGCGGTCGGTTGATAACACAACGTTTTGCAAACAGCACGGCGACTTTGTGTGGGCGTTTCGACCTAACGACAGGTTGGCAACTGAATGGTTCTTTGTTTCTGAGACCGAGCCGGATGAGGGGCAGGTTGTTGCGGGCGACCAGTGCGACGGCTGTGGCCTTTCAGAATTTGTTATTCGCCGGGTGAATAAGTCTGCGTGGATAGCACGGTGCGAGGGGCAGTGCTGGGACGGGGATTTGATCGACGGGTGCGGGGCGTTGCATTTGGTGCGGAGGAAGATGGGCCGTGAAGTCTAGGTTGGCTCGCCGCCGCCGTAGGCTTGCTGGGGTCCGGGCGACGCTGCTCCGGCTGGCCCGTGTGTTGCGTTGACTAGGGGGGTTAGCCCCGCTCGTCGTCGCGCTCGTCGTCTTCCCATTCTTGGTCCCAGTCTTCGTCCTCTTGTTCCCAGTCGATTTCGTTGTCGTTTGGCATGTACTTACTATAGCACGGTGAGCTACAGCATCAAGCCAATAGCAAACAGTTCTTAAGATTTCTTTTGGACCCCGCAATTGATAAACAAACAACAGCCCCGCCCGTCCGATAGCATCAGCGGATCGAAGACGGCCCCGATGACTGGAAACTTAAAGCGCGCTGCCGGGGCAAACCCCCGAGCATGTTCTTTCCCAAACAGGGGCAGTACCAAGACGTTGTCAGAGCCAAACAATTCTGTGCCGAGTGCGAAGTCCAACGGGAATGTTTAACAGCCAACATCGATGAAGACGACGGGGTATACGGTGGGACTAGCGGGCGGCAACGCAAAGAGATGAGGCGCGCTATCAAGCGAGCAGAAAGAGGAAGGCAGCAAAGTGAAAATCGTTCTTACTATCGAAACCTCACGGCACAGGCGGAACCGTGGGAAGAACGAGAACCCCGAGGAAACCCCGGCCCCGGCGACCCCGAACCCGGCGACCCCGATGCCCCAGCCTGAGCGAGTTGCTGAAGGTTTCTTGTCGCCTGAGTTTCAGTTTGTAGAAGGCAGATCAACCCCGCCGCCACCTAGACCGCCGGGCGCTCAACGACCTGTACAATAAGCTATGCACTCAAGTTGCTATTTCATGTTCTAAGGTGTTCGTTTAACAGCCCTTATCTATTCAGGGTTGAGCGGTAACGGTTAGTCCGTAGCTGCGTGACAACACCTAACGCTCAAGCTGGAGGAGTTCTAAATTGGCAGACATCGTTGTTCCAGAAGACCTAACAGCAGTGGTCGATGCCGACCTAACTGCTCTTAGCGATTCCATTCGTGCAGAAGCAGAGGCCGTTGGTGCCGACGCAGCTAACTCTGACGAGGCTCTTGCGCAAGTTGAAATGCTTGTGGCCGACTTTGATCGCGTGAACAACGAGATCAAAGCACGGGAGATGCAACGTCAGGACAGGGCTGATCGGGTCGCCGCAGCGCTCGGCAAACTTTCCGAGCCTGTCCCTGACATGGTTCCTGACATGGGTGAAGTTGTTGTGACTGAACCTATGATGGCTACTGAAGTCGTGGCCGAGTTCACTGCGGTGGAAACACCAGTTGTTGACCCTGAACCTGTAGTTGAGGTTGAGGCCACTGTTGCTCCCGAGGCGACTGCTGAACTTCAAGAAGAAGAAGCAGTTGTTGAAGTAGTCGAAGTTGTTGAGACAGTCGAAGTGATCGAAACCGTTGAGGTTGAGGTTGAGGCTGTCGAAGCGGCAGTTGTTGAAGTAGAAGCAGTTGAAGTAGTAGCCGAGGTTGCAGCCGCTCCGGTGGTTGAAGCAGCGGTCGTAGTACCCGCCGAAGACATCGTGTCTGAGGTGGTTGAAGAATCCACAATCGAGTTGTCCACGGAGGTCAGCGGCATGGAAGACAGCAGTTCCCTTACAGGTGCCGAGGCCAGTTCTGCGCTGACCCGGCTTGTCCCCGACGGTGTTGCACCTATCGGTGAAACAGTTTCTACGGGTGCTGCATTGCACGCGTCGAACGCTGTCCCCGGTATCAGCGAAGGCACCGCTCTTGACCGCATGGAGCTTGCGACTGCGATCACGAAGAAGCGCCACGGAATGAACAACGCTTCTTCAGGGTCGTATGAGCGCATCGTTCTTGCAACCGCACAGTCTGACCTGCCTAACAAGGTCGCCGGTGGCGCTGAGGAAAACTTCTCAGTGTTCGACACGGTTCGCACTAGCTGGGCGCTTGAGTCGCAGCAGCGCACTTCACTTGTCGCTTCAGGCGGCAACTGCGCACCGCTGCCTCCTTCATATGAGTTCTTCCGTTTGGCCGAGCAGATCAACCCTGTTGAGCAGGCTCTCCCAACCGTTGAGGCTCCCCGTGGTGGTATCCGTTTCATCACCCCGCCCGATTGGACCGATGCCCTTGCAGGCGTTCGAGTAACAACCGAGGCTGAGGACGCTGCCGGTTACGGCGACGCTTCAGGCTTGACCGCTCCTAAGCCATGCGTCCACGTTGACTGCCCACCAATTGAGGAGTGCCGCGTTGACGCTGTCTCCCAGTGCGTGGAGTTCGGCAACTTGAACTACCGGGTATTCCCCGAGCAGGTTGCTGCTTTCCTTGAAGACCTCGCAGTGGCCTTTACGTCCACCAAGGAGATCTTCTACCTTGACGCCATCGACGCAACGTCTACCGCTGTGACCCTTGGTTACGGTGGTCAGACTTACGGTGCAACCCGTACTTCTACCCTGTCGATTCTGTCTCTTGCTGCGAACTACCGCCGCCGTCAGCACATGGCGATCAACGCAGTGTTGACGCTTATGCTGCCGTCTTGGTATGTGGAGTTCATCAAGTCTGACATGGTGAACGATCATGCTCTTGGCATGAGCTTCCTGAACGCTGGCGAGGCTGAGGTGACCGCATGGTTGGCTTCTAACAACCTTGATGTCGTCTGGTACTACGACAGCGCTACCGGCGCTGGTCAGGCTTTCAATGACGCTCAGGGTGCTAACGCACAAAACATGTTCCCTGCGACTGTTGTTGCTTACCTGTTCGCTCCCGGCACTTATGTCCGTCTTGATGGCGGAACGTTGGATGTTGGTATCGTGCGGGATTCAATCCTCAACGGGACTAACGATCTGCAAATCTTCTCTGAGCAGTGGGTTCAGGTTTGTCAGGTTGGTCTTGAGTCGATCCGTCTTGAGTTGGAGCTTTGCCCAACAGGTGTTGGTCCTGTCGGCACCTCCGATTACACCGATTGCTCACGCGGCTAATCGGGTTTGTTGTTCGGGGAGGGGGTCGGGAAACCGGCCCCTTTTCCGCGTCTGGGCTTATGTTTGTTTGTTAGGGTGGGGGGATGAAGATCGCTGCTGTGACCCCGTGCTACCCGCCGGGATCGCGTGTTGGGTCGTGGCTTTCAACGCATGAATGTTTGAGGGTGCTTCTAGCAGCCGGTCATGATGTTGTGGCGAACCCGATGATGGTTGATAACCCTAACGAGTATGTCTTGGATGGTATTCGTGTTGTTCCCGGTGCTGTGCGAATGGAAGAAGTTATCGGCGGCGCAGATGTAGTCATCTCGCATCTAGGCGATCCCGGCCACGCGCACCGCACGGCTATCGCTCTTGGCATCCCATCCGTCCGCATGGTGCATGGCCTAATAGGTCAAGACGCGTTACGGCAGTTAGCTGCTTACCCGCCCGCTCTTGTCGTGTTCAACTCTGAGTCCTCTGCCGCTACTGCCCGTCACCGTTGCCCGCATATTGTTGTGAACCCGATTTTTGATCGGCAGGACTTCGCGACAACACCGGGCGAGTTGGTTACGCAGGTCAACCAGTCTGATCCAAAGGGCGGCCAGATGTTTCAGAAGTTGGTTCGGTTTATGCCAGACGTTAATTTTCTTGCCGTGCGTGGCGGCTACGGGAAACAGCGCGACATGGTTGGCCGCAACGTAGAGACGCTTGCTCCCACGCAGGACATGCGCGGCGACGTGTATTCCCGGACGAGGGTGTTGTTGATTCCTTCTAAGGCTGAGACGTGGGGGATGGTTGGGGTTGAGGCGATGTGTTCTGGTATCCCAGTCATGGCTTCGCCCACGCCGGGCTTGGTTGAGTCGCTTGGCGACGCAGGCATTTTTGTTGACGCTAATAATTTCAAGGGTTGGATGTCTGAACTGAGAAGGCTCCTAGACCCCGTAGAGTGGGCCGCGGCGTCTGCTAGGTCTTTGGCAAGGGTTGCCGAGCTGGACCCCTACGAGGGCGCTGTGCGCTTCGTGAAGGCTATTGAAGGGCTTGTAGAGTGAACGTAGCGGTGATGTTCCCTTGGCGGGCTAGAGACGAACGTGTGGCCGCCTATGCCGTCACACGGGCGTGGTACGAGGTTCACGTTCCCGGAGCGAAAATAGTTGAGGTTGATACAGGCCACGAGCGGTTTAACCTTGGGGCGTGCCGCAACGCTGCGGTTGAGATAGCAACAGGGCTTGGCGCTGACGTTGTCGTAATCTCAGATGCCGACACGCTCCCGCCGCCGACGGGTTTGGCTGCTGCTATCGCTAACGCTGACGACCATCGGTTGCATATCCCGTTTACTCAGTGCATCTATGCGGGGACGGATTCACCGCCGGGGCTTGCTAACGGCGGCGTGCATGTTGTGACCCCTACAGGCTGGGACGCGATAGGCGGGCAGGACGAGCGCTTCATTGGTTGGGGCGGCGACGACGATCAACTAGTTGCTGTTGCAACTTGTTTGTCTGGTTTGGTCAGGCATCCGGGGTTGGCTGTTTCGTTGTGGCATTCTGATGCGGCGAGAGTGTGCGCTCAACCGAGTCGTGATCTTGTGAACAGGTATTGGCAGGCGGTTGATAAACCTGCTGCGATGCGAAAGTTGATTGCTGAACGATGATCCCTGCACGGTTGATCCGCACGGTTCCAACAGTGGCCTCTGATGAGGCTGAGGGTTTCTGGCGGGGAGCGTGCGAGCTGCATCCGCATTGGGACTATGTGACGTGGCGCGATCCGGTGGACCCTGAGAAGTTCCCGTTGACTTCGCCGCACTGGGCGGCGTGCAAGTCGGGGGCGCAGATGGCGGGGCTGATCCGGTTGGAAGCGTTGTGGCATTGGGGCGGCATCTATTTGGATTCAGACGTTGAAGTATTCAGGCCACTGGACAGCTTGCTGGCATACGATCTGTTTGCTACTTGGGAATCGGTGTGGTCGTTGAATGATGCGGTGCTTGGCGCGTCGGCAGGCCAACCGCTGGTCCGTGAAGCTATCGCTCTCGCGATTGAACGCTTGCCATTGGGGGCGTTGCATTCAGGGCCAAAGGTAATCAACGACCTGTTCAGAGATAAAGCAAACGTGTTACTCCTTCCACCACGGTCGTTCTCCCCGTATCTTTGGAATGAGAAACACCGGCGGCACGAGGACCACACGGTTCATCCGGGTACATTCGGCGCTCATCACTGGGCCAACTCGCACGGAGCGTGACATGAAGTTTCTCAACGTTGGTTGCGGGCAGTGCATAAACAGGGGAG